GTTTTGTTTCTTTAAAAAGTATAGGTAATGATTTCGCAAATACACATTCAATAAATCTGTACGACCAAGCATACTCGTGATCGTACCAAGGACCTTTATGATTAGGTACTAATCCATATTTTGTAGAGCTAATAATAGAATAATAGGATGTGTCAAAGTCGTATTTTACTTTAGGATCTCTACCGTTAAAACTATTCTTAATGTAACTATTTTTAGACTGATATTTTTGCAGTAACTCTTGTCTGCCTTTATCTTCAAAATGTCCAATAAAACAAAAATCATAAATTTTTTGTTTTGGTAATTCGTTTATTTTTTCTATATAACTTTTAGGATATTTTAATCCTATTCGCCTGCCATTAAACTCTACATATCCATTTTGATGATTTATTTTTGTGTTAGTATCGATAGCCCGAAAGTCAATACCTTCTTCTTGTATTGCTTGTTTTAATAATCTAAATTGTAGTAAATCTCTAGGTTTAGTCATTTAGTTCTAAAAACTTTTCTTTAATTTTTTGTAAGTCTGGTAGTACAGGTGTACAAAATTCTACTTGTTCGATATTTTTATAAGGCTTAAAATAATCTGTACATTGTACAGAGCTATAATAATCTCTAAATTTTATATCGTTGCCTTTTAGTTTATTCGAATATTTAACCCAAGCAGCTGGTATTCCGTAAGCGTGAGCAGCAATAATACCGTGCAATGATGTAGATATAATTGATCTACACTTTGTAATTTCTTTTGCAACTGCAATAGGGTCGTTATTAGTAAGTTCAATTACTTTATAGTTAGGATATTTTTCAACTATGTCTGCGTGGTCAACATAATGAGGCACAATGCCAACGTCATATTCCTTTTTACTTTCGCTACAAAATTCTGGTAATAGTAGTGCAGGATCTCCATATATACTAGGACAATTACCTCCGCATTCAATCACTCTTTGTCTAGTTAATGGTCCTCTAACAAATCGATAGTCTGCATTAGGATTTAATTGATGTTTGCTGTGCATACATCCGCTGCCTAACACTATCATATTATCAGTTGCTTTATGTATAATAGAACCTATACACATAGCATTGCCCTCTTCAGGCTTTGATACCATTTCGTAATTTACATCATAATGATCTAATATATAAGGAGTTAATATATCTCCAAAATTAGGACGACTGTTTGACCAAAAAACTTTATACATCTAAGTATTTCCTGTATACATTCAAATACTTATCAGTTTCTTTTTGTTCACCTTTTAAAGTTAAGAACGCACTTGAGTTTCTGTTCTTACCAATTGCCATCCATAGAGGATCTAATTTTTCAAATTTATAGTCATCAGCTAATTGATTAAGAACAGTTTGATCTCTGCCCCATTTCCAGTTGTCTACAGGAATACGATTTAATTCTCGTGCATATTCTTGCCTAAAGCCGTTGTCATTAAACACAACAAACCCTGCAAGCCATCTATTTTCTTTGTGGTGTTTTAAAGCATATTGCTTTTCAAACAGACGTTCCATTGCGGTTTTGCCAATTTTTCTAGTACAAATACTATCAGCGTCAAGTGTAATTGCACGTTCGTTTTTTGAAAATTTATTTGCTACTGCTAAAAATCTTACACTTTGTAAGTAAGATATTTTTACAGCATCTGATGCAAATTCTTTTGTTTCGTAGGTAATACTTACACTGTCTAGAGTATTATCCATTGTAGGATTTACAATATGACAGTGTAAGTTTATCCAAGGATTGTGTCGCTGTATACTTTGCAATAAAGGTATTGCCCATTTATCATAGTATGTTTGATCGCAGCCTATAAGAATATTATAACGTTGCATCTTCCATTCCTGCTACACGAAGTTTAACAACGTTTGTAATTTGCCATTGCTTTTGATCAAGTGCTTTAAGAACGCCTAACCATTTGTTACGCATAAGAGCAAACTCGTTGATAATCTTTTCATAGTCACAAACATCAGCCTCACCGTCGACGTATTTTTCAACGTCACGGCTTGACAGAGCTCGTTGATAGTTTTCGAGATATTTCTTAAAGTACGAGCTGCGCAATCTACGCAGCTCGATATTTAAGTAGTTAAGAATTGCTTCAATTTCTTGAAGCTGATTGAAACGATATTCAACAATACCGGGCATTTCTGCCGCAGCACGTTCGACGTTGCCTGCAAGTTTACATTCAACTCTTGCACTTGATAGTTCTTTCTCAAAATGTGCAACTGCATCAGGAATCTTATTTATATCACGAGAAACCTCGCTATACCATCCCATTACTCATCCCATTCGATTTCTTCGTCGAGGACATCTTCATCGTCTAGATCTAAATAATAGTTAATTGCAGAATCCAACATGCTATCATTACCTAATGCACTTGTAAAGGTGTCGTCACCAATTCCAAAATCAGCCATTAAATCCACAAAACGTTCGGCGGCCATTTCAACGTGTTTTTTGTCAAGATATTCTTTAAACATTGTCCAAATATCAGCAATTTGTTCTTCATTCATTAGTTGTTAATCCTCAATAGTATTTTCCTCGGTATTTACCAATTGTGCATCTAATTCAGCTAATTCTGCTTCTCTTGCTAGACGATCTGCTTCTGCGGCATCGGCTGCAACTTGTGCTTCTTTAGCTGGTAAATCTGCCATAACCTTATCGAGTAAGTCACCTGTCCAACGCTTGCGGAACTCAAGGATTTCATCACCGTTACTCATAATAAACTTATAACGATTGCCTTGCTTTTCCAGCAAGCCTTTTGCATCCAACAAATCAAACATGCCTGAATATGGATCCATACCTGTTTCATATGGAATCTCAACTTGCACACTTTCAAACGGTTTGTTGTAGCGTGTTTTCATAACCTTACACGCTGCTCTAATACCATGCACTTGTGATGTTTTGTTGCCGTCTGCATCTACTTTAAGTTTAAGTTTCTTCATAGCAACAACCATTGAACTTGCATACACAAATCCTGAACCTCCTGAGATCTTGTCATCTGGATCAAACATATCTTGCGATGCATATGTGTGATTAGTTACACACATACCTACATTGTAACTACCAAACATATTCACACAGTTAGTTACAAGTGCTTTAAGTGCTTTTGCCTTACGACCAAAGTCACCTTTCATATCACCCTTTTGGAACTGGTCCATTTCAGTTGGTGACATAAGCATACCAAGCGAGTCAACTACAAACAATACTTTTGGACGATCTTCTTCGGCCATTTGTTTGTAGTCTTCCATAAACGTACTAACAGTTTTAGCAACGTCATCAATCATTGCCATGTTTAGTTTAAGAAGTTTACTTTCGTCTGTGTCTACTTGCAATGCTTGTAGCCAAGTTTCATCAAGTGCGTTTTCACTGTCAATAAGAACAACAAAAATACCTTGTTCTTGTGCATAACGTACAATGTTGCCTGATACAATATAAGATTTACCTGCACCAGATTCGCCAGCAAACACTGACACCTTACCTAGGGGAATACCTTTTTGAAAGTCTCCACTTAGCAAGTAATTGAGTGCAAAGTTTCCTGTTGAGATCCAGTCAGTAGGATCGTTAAAACCTGCGCTCATACCCGTAATAGATTTTGTCAACGAATTACGGAACTTCGTTGGATCGAATGATTTAGCCATATTTTCTCCTATCTAAAAAGTTGGGCAACTAAAAAGGGTTGCTCTTTAGAAAAGCAACCCTTTTAGCATGCTTTTATTAACCTTGACGTGCGCGGATCATTGCAAGAATGTCATTTGCGCCGCCGCCTGCTGCTGGTGCTTCTGCTGGTGCTTCTGCTGAAGCAGTTTCGGCTACTGGTGCTGCTGCTGGTGCCGGTGCTGGTGTAGCTGCTTTTGGTGTGTTTGGATCACCTGTACGCTGTGCCATACCTGCTGGACGGAAATATTGACCCCAACGATCCATGTCAAATGCTTCACCGTCCACTGACGCTTCGAACATTTCTTTCATGACGTTAAGTTCAACTTCGCCTGGCTTTTTAGGTAGGAAGTCACTAAGATTAAACAATCCATGTGCATTAACCGCAGCCATTTCAGTATCACCAAGTGGACGATCTCTACGTGCCCAGTTAGATGTTGAATAGTCTGCGTAACCGCCTTTGGATGTTTTGTTAAGACGGAAGTCTACACCAGCAGTATAATCTGTTGGCAATTCTTCCATGTCTGGATCCATAAGTGCTTGTTTAATGATCTGGAAGATTTGTGGACCAATAATAAAGCGTCGAATTGGATTCTCAGGAGTAGTATCATCGGCTAGCGGGTTGTCTGTTACAAACCCTTGGAAGATATAACTACGCTTTTTCCAGTATTTACGACCCATGTCTTCGAGGCTCGGGTCTTTAAACCATCCACGTA